TGATGTATGTGACTTGGGAGATCGCAAGTTTTAGCGGGCTTTTTCTCTATTGGCTCTCAGTAGCGTGTGTGACTTGGGAGTTGCGAACTTGTGCCAAGCGATAACAATTTTTGCTCTTAATAGCGTGTGTGACTTGGGAGTTAGTATTCTATCAAAACCAAACTTACTACACGCTCTTAGTGATGTATGTGACTTGGGAGTAAGGTATTCTTCAAAAAAACTTCATTAAAAAAGCTAAACTAATCTCATACGAGCTAAAAGGGATTCAAGTATGAGCAAGCCACGCTTTAAAGTTAGAGACGGACTAACCAACATCTACTCCAACATTAACACTTCTCAGGATGTACGTACGTACAACATGTGGGAATACAGTGCTTACAATAATTTTTCTCAATTAGACACAGCGTATCGTGAGTCACCATTGGCGCGTAAGGTTGTTGATATTCCAGCTGACGACGCTACAAGGGAATGGCGCACGTTTACCTCTGAGGATGCTCAAGAACTAACGTTAGCTGAACAAGCGCTTAATTTTCCTGTTTTATATAGTGAACTTATTAAGCTTTCACGATTATCTGGCGGCTCGCTAATGCTAATGATTATTGACGGCGTTGATTTATCTAAGCCTTTAAACATAAATCAAATTAAACAGGGCAGCCTAAAACGTGTTATGAATTTTGACCGCTGGGAGGTCACACCATCATCTCAAAATATTACTAACGTGTTATCTGAGCATTATTTGTTGCCTGAGTTTTACATGGTCAGTAATGGCCAGCAGCTTATTCATCATTCGCATTTTTTACGATTAAACGGCGAATGGTTACCACGAAGACTAAACCGCCTTGAGTGGGGTTGGGGTGATTCTGTGCTGCGTAAAGTTATGTCTGATTTAAACGACGCGGTTATGGCAAGGCAAGGTGCAGCGGCCCTTGTTAATAAAGCCAACATCGATGTTTTTCAAATGCCGGGCTTTTATGATGCTATTGCAACGGGTCAAGATGAATCAATCATGCAAGCTATCACGGCTTATAAGATGGGCCTATCTAATACCAATGTTGCGGTAACGGATGCAGAAAGCAGCTTTGTTCGTCACGGTTTAACTATGGGCGGGCTTCCTGAAATGGTCTCAGAGCTACGCAATTGGTTGGCCGCGGCTTCTGGTATACCTGTTACACGTTTCTGGGGTACACAAGCTTCAGGGCTTAATAATAGTCAGGATGGTGACATGAAGCAGTATTACGATAATATCAAGTCGCAACAGCAAGCTTATTTGTCCAAACCGTTAGGCTATTTTGATAAGGTGCTTGCTATGTCAACGCTTGGCTTTATCCCTGACGATGTATCATGGGAATGGAACCCGCTTTATCAAGCCTCAGGTCAAGAGCAGGCACAAGAGGATTTATATAACGCCCAAGCCGATGCTGCGCGTATTGAACAAGGTGTGCCACCGTCAGCCATATTGAAAAAATTACAGGTCCAAAACAAATACGCTATTACCGATGAACAAATTGCAGCGATGGAAAAAATGGAGAAGGAACAGCTAAATCATGACTTTGACAAAGAAATGGACATCGCCTTACGTGAATATGCTGAGCGAAATGAAGCCGAAAACAATACCGGCAATGATACCGAGCAAAAAAGCGACGACTTGGTATGAGCAACGCTTAATCCACATTATGGATTTAATTTGGGCGGATGTTGAACGCGATGTGCTGCCCTTATTTAGCAATAAAATTCCTACCGCTGTGCTTGATGCTAAATTATCGCCTGAAAAAATTGTCCAATTACTAACTACAGCCATAGAAACGCTGGACATTATTATCAATAAATACAGCTCGTCTGAATTTACAAATCAATATCAACGTATAGCCCAAGGCGCTATAAGCATTGCTAGCGCTGAAGCGGATAAAGATTTTAAAGAAGCCATGCAAAATGCTATTGGTATTGATGTTGAGCCGCTTTATAAGAATGTTGATTTTACGGTTATAAAAAACGGTAAACCAGTAACGGTTGGATTAGAAGGCGCTATAAAAGCTAATACAGATTTAATTGAAACTATTCCAAAAACTTACTTGGGACCAATGAGGGATATGCTACAAAATGGCGTTTATCAGGCTTACACCGCGGAAGAATTAGCCGCTAACATTTTACAAGAATACGATTTACTTATTAAAAAGAAATACAACAACGTTAGTAAATCCTACATAGCAAGGCGCATTGCACGCGACCAAATGGCTAAAGTGTATTCACAAACAACACGCCAGCGCCAAGAAGATAGCGGCGTTGAATATTTTAAGTGGCAAACATCCGATGATGAGCGCGTGTCTGGCAACCCATCAGGCGTTTATAAAAAAGCAAAGATTTCTTGTTATGACATATCGCGCGATAACCAGATAAAAAAAGGTGAGGGCGTTTATTCTGTAAAAGATGGAGCCACATGGGATGGTGAATCTAACTTGTTTCCCGGCTCAGCACACATTCAATGCCGGTGCGTTATGATACCGCTTATCGATGGCGTAAATTACGACGGCGCAACCGGTAAATACAAAAAACCAAAGATGCCAAAAGGAACAACTTAATTGTTTTTTTAAAATCGCTGCTTATTTTACTAAGTTTTTTTTGTAAATTTGTTGTAGGTCGCATCATAGCAACGTTAGTGGGTGTACAATAAAACACCAACTAAACAAAGAAAAGGGTAATAATGTGAGTGTAAATAAAGTAATTATTGTTGGAAATATAGGTAATGATCCTGAAATAAGACGAACCACAAATAATTTAACAATTGCTAATTTTTCTATAGCAACATCGGACCGCTGGAAGGATAGCCAAGGTCAAGAGCAAGAGCGCACAGAGTGGCATCGCATATCAGCGTTTGGTAAAACAGCAGAATTTATTGAGCGCAACGTTAATAAAGGCGATATGGTTTATTGTGAAGGGTCACTTAAAACAACTAAGTATACGGATAAAAACGGCATCGACCGCTATTCAACAGGTATTAATTGTCGAACATTTGAACGGGTCCATTTTAAAGAAAAACCGCACAGCGAACAGGTGCCACAAGGCAAACCTGAATACGCATCAAAGCGCCCAGAGGATTTTAAAACCCAGCACGCTAATAACATGAAAATAAGCCATCAACCTAAAATGAGCCAAGCTCAACCTGTTGCACAGCAACCAACATCAAACGATGCACCATGGGATGATGACATTCCTTTCTAATTAAGCAATCGTTGCAAATTTAGTCTACTTTTATAAGGTTATGAGCAGACTAATTTTTGACAAAATCAACTTCGCTCTTGATGAGCAAAGCCAACGCAAAACAACCGCTGAAGGTTATTTACTAACAGCAGGGCGTGTTGCGCGTACTGGCATTCAAGAATATATGGCCTATGAGATAGGCTTAAAAGATTCTAACCCAAACAGCATTGTTAATGTGTACCGTTCGCCTGCTCAAGTGTTTAGCAAGGATTCGCTAGCAAGTTATAAAGATAAAGATGTCACACTTGAGCACCCTACCGAGCTTGTTGATAGCCGCAATTACAAAATGAACACCGTAGGCCATGTAGCATCGGTTGGCCGTCAAGTTGGTGACTATATTGAAATTGATATGGTGATAAAAGACGCCGGCGCTATTGAGGCTATAGAAAGTGGAAAAGTTCAGCTATCCGCCGGATATTCAGCTAACTTTAAAGAGCGTGAAGGTGTGCATGATGGCGTTGCGTATACCTTTGAACAAACCGATATTTATATAAACCATGTTGCCTTGGTCGATAAAGCGCGAGCAGGCAATGAGGCAAAACTTTTTGATGCACATAAAAAAGGAATTGTTATGTATAAAATTAATTTTGCTGATAAAAGCGTGTCGATTGAGGATGAAAATGTAGCAACTATCGTTCAATCCACGTTTGACTCACTTAATAAAGAGCTAGATGCTACCAATAAAATGCTTGATAGCGCTAACGCTGCCACATGCAAAATGGAAGCTGAACGTGATAGCGCGTTGTCAGAGCTTAGCTCGCTAAAATCACAGATGACCGATGAGGCAATGAATAGCCGCATCAAATCAATCATGCACACAAAAGAAACCGCTATAAAATTAATTGGCGATAAGTTTGCATGCGATTCATTAAACGAGATGGATATCATTCGCCACACGCTTTATATTTCTCATCCTAAAACAGATTTTACAGGTAAGCCTGACGCTTATCTTCAAGCTTATTTTGATGCTGATGCTGAGAAAAAAGAAGCTGAGGACGAAGATGAGGAAGAAGAAAAAAATAAAGCTAAAGATAGCTTAAATAATTTTCATCAAGACATGAAAGGCCAATCCAAAGTGTCTGATTTACGAGCAAAGCGTAGTGAAGAAATGGGCCAAGCATGGCGTAAAACAATAGGGGAGGCGTAATCATGGCAGTTCAATCTAAAGATTCATATTCACTTGAGCACAAGCCGCTACACGCAGGGCAATTAGCAGACTTAACGTTATTTAATACAGCTAGTGGTTTACCTGTTGTTGATATCGAGTTTGGTTTAGGAGTTGTGCGTGATGGTAATAAAATTAAAGTTCCAGCAAGTGCCGCTGAAGTGCAGAATGATTTTCTTGGTGTTGTTATGTATGAGCTAAACCGTTCAGTTCAAAGCGGTCAAGACGGTAAAGTGTTGGCTGGTTACGATGCAACAGTTATTACAGAAGGTCATGTTGCTGTTGTTGTTACCGAAGCAGTTGCAGTAGGTGATGCGGTTTGTTTACAAGTATCTGGTGATGCTAAAGGTAAATTTTGTAAAACTAAATCAGGCAATCAAATTTTAGATGCTTGGGAGTTTAAAAGTGCTGGCTCAGATATAGCTGTTATAGGGCCTAAGTCTAACATCGTATTGCCAGTGGCATCAGAATAAGGAGATTCAACATGGCGTTTCATTCTATTTTAGATTCTGGCCACAACTTCCCTACGCAGTTTAAGGATGGCCTACCAACCATGGACGATGGATTGGCTTTCTATATCTCTCAGTTGTCGTTTTTAGAAAAAACTATCTACGAGGTTAAGTATGCCAATATTATTTTTCAGGATTTAATCCCAATTATTAATGTGCCTGAGCACGTCGATGAGTGGAATTATATGTCATACGATGGCGTAACCGTCGGTAAGTTTATCGGTTCTTCAGCAAAGGATTTACCTTTAGTTGACGTTCAAAACGCACTATCAAGTGAAAAAGTTTTTCAAGGGGGGATTGCGTATCAAGTGTCCCTTGATGAGTTAAGAAAAGCACAAGCGCTTGGTATGAATTTGGACCAAACAAAAATCCAGCAGTGCGTAAGAGGTTATCTTGAGCATCAACAACGCGTAAGTTTTGTTGGTGATAGTGATCGCGGTATTGAAGGTTTATTTAATCATTCAAATATTACACTAAAAACGGCTGTTTCTAGTTTTGCCGCCGATGCAGCAGCAGCGCGAGCGTTTGCCCAAGATATGTTATCGGATTTATGGGCTAACAGTAAAATGGTGCATGTGCCAAACGTGTTATTAATGCCACCAAGTATTTTCTCATTGTTAAACAATACGCCATCAATTGCGGTTGCAAATGGCGCTGCTTATCAAACTGAATTGCAGTTCTTGAAAGAAAATAACATTTACACATCAGTTACAGGCGCACCACTTACGATTCGCGCTGTATCGCAATTAGAAACAGCAAGCGCAAGCGGTGGTATTCGATTGGTTGGCTATGAGTTAAATAACGAAAACCTTTCAATGGCTGTTAGTTTGCCACAACGTTTCCTAGCACCACAACCTGACCATCTTATGTTAACCGTGCCTTCTGAGTATCGCTTTGGTGGTGTAGGTATGCGTTATCCGGGTGCGTTTATTTATGGTGATAATGCGTAGTATGGAAATTAAAAACGTTTCTAAACGTGTGTTTATGTTTGAAAATGTTGTAATAAAACCTGAGGAGGTTGGCGTTTTAGATGCCGGCCTTTGGTTTAATTCTTCTTATATAAAAACTTTGGTTGAACGTGGTGATATTATTTTAGTAAACCCACCTCCGCCAAAGAAGCGAAAAAGAAACAAGCCCAACTAGGGCAACACAGCCCCGTAAAGGGGCTTTATTTTTTTGGTGATATTATGGAAATTACAGCGGATGTTGTTACACAGTTTAGAGCCAATTACCCTTATTATAGCGATGCCACAAAATACCCAGAGGCAACTATAAACCTTGCTTTATCTTATTCAGATGAAGAAACGGGAAGCAACGGCTGGGGTAGTTATTCAAATAATCCGCGCAATTTAAAACAATCTGGCATGTTTTCTTGGTCGGCGCATTGGCTATACATTACCTATCCAAACGGCGCACAAGATAATGAAAACATGTCACCGGTTGCCGCAAACACCGTTGTATCAAAATCCGTAGGTGATGAGTCCATTTCGTTTGCTGTTTACACGCCAAGCAGCGCCAAAGATATGTCTGAGAGTTGGTATACACAAACCAAGTGGGGCCAGCAGTTTTTGCAATTTAAAAAACGCGCTTACACCAAAGCTGCGTGGGTTATTGTATGAAAATTGACGTTACAGGTGCCCAACAAGCTAAGGCTGCTATTGAGGCGCAAGCTAAGAAGATGTTTGGTGGCAATATGTACGCGCTTGTTGGTTATGGCCAAGGCACAGGCAACGGTGGTTTAGTTGAACGTGCTTTTTACAATCAATTTGGTACAGGTAGGCGCCATCGTCCTTTTTTAGATAAAGGTGTTGAGTTGGTTCAGGACCAATGGTTAGCGACCGGTGAAAAAGGCTTAGCTAAACTTGCTAATAACAAAGGCACGATGGATGAAACTTTAACCCTTATGGCGCAAATTGCCGTGGCAGGTGTTCAAACATATATAACCGAACTTAAACAACCAGCCAATTTAGAATCAACAGTAAGACGCAAAGGCAGCTCTAACCCGTTAATTGATACGGGGCAGATGCACCAACAAGTTTCTTTTGAGTTAACCAATGAGCAACCTGAGGAAATGTAATGGCTATTGATATGTCGGGCATGATAGATGGTAATTTTACCTCAACAACGGTTGCGCTTATTTCATCGGTTGATGGTGATTACGATAGTGATGGTATCTGGAATGATGGTTCTACTATCACAACAGCGTTTAAAGCTGCTGTTCAACCGGTTAACCCTAAGGAAATTATAGGCCTAGATTTAGGCTCAGAGCGTGTTGATGATATGCGCAAAATATACCCAGCTAGTAATATTAATTTTAAACTATCGCCTTACATGAGACTGCAATTTGATGATGGTTTAGGTGTTAAAACTTATCGCATAGTTAAAAGCGATATTAGGCCTTGGCACTCTTACGTCAAAATAATATGTGAGGTCATTGATGAATAACGATGAACTTTATCTAGCAACTAAAGACGTTATTAATATTGTCCATCCAAACTTAAAAGTCATAAAGGCTTATCAAAATAAACGTGCGCCAAGTGGCGTCTATGCGGTTGTAAACGCCGTTGATACACGAGAGGCAGGTTATCCGCCTATTATTAAAACAAGCAATAGTGCGCCCGTGTCAAGCACGATAGGTCAAGTGACCAATGTCGATTTTGATGTTGCTTATCAATTGAAATCAACCGTCACAATTAATTTTTACCGTGACACAGCAAGCCAGTTAGCGACCGCAATGATTTCAGCCAATTATTTGCCGGCGGTGCATACGTATTTACTAAAAAACAAACTTGGTTGGGGTAGCGCAAGGCCTGTAACAAACTTAAGTGCGCCTATTAACGGTAAATACGAAGAACGCGCTCAACTTCAGATTGTTTTTTTGCATGAGGCAAGTCGCACCGACCAAACAAACGCTATTTACAGTACGCAAGTAAGTGTTGAAGATGAAAAAGCGCAGGTATTAGAAACAATTGATGTTACCGCACCAGAGGAAACTAGCTAAACTAGAAACAACGTAACAACAAAAGGATTTTAAGTTATGAGTTATGACGCATCAAACATTATTAATATTGTCACGCGCATATCACCAGCGGGATTATCAACGGCTGATTTTGGCTCAGCA